GTCGTACTCCCCACGGAACGCCGCGCCCAGTGCGGTCACGGCCTCGTCCGGAGTGGTCCCCGCAAATGAGGCCATGTCTCCGGCCAGGCCAGTCATCTGGGTAGAGAAGTCGGCCAACGGCTGGCCGGTTAGACCAACCGCCTTGCCGAACGTGCCGAAGGTGTTGCTAGCTTCGAGCGCAGCCGACTTGCTCAGGCCGAACGACGTCGCCGCTGTATCGGCGAATCGCTGCACCGAGGCGCCCGCTTCACCGAACTTGACTTGCGTGACACTGGTCGCATCCTCCAGCCGGGCGAACGCGTCCACCGAGCCGGATACGAACTCCAATACCTTCTGTCCCGCTGCGGCCAAGAGACCGCCTGCGAGTGAGCCCACCGCGCTGCCCAGCGCCGAGCCGATCGCCGCGCCGCGTGAGGTAGCCTCACCGCGCGCTCGATCTAGCTCGGACATATCTAGCCGGATGCGACCGACTAGATCGGGCAACAGGGCCATGCTATCCTACCCTCGATGGAGGTCGGGATCGCTCCAGACCCTGAGACAGGGCCATCAGCCATCCGGCAGATCCTTGGTTGGCAGGCGCTTTCGGTTGCGGCTCGGGGGGAGCCTCGGGCGAGGTAAACTCCCGGTGCATGTCGGTTAGTGCGAGAAGCTGACGCGGCGTCATTTCTTGCCACTCTTCTTGCGTACGACCGAGGATGACGACAGCGATGTAGTACCATTGGGCGAAGGGGATTCGGCCCGGCGGTCCGCCCGATTGGCCACCAGACCCGTTGCTTCCCCCGCCATCGCCTTTTCACCCAGCTCGCCGAACGCGTCGGTGAACGCGCGAGTGAAGGCCTCCACAACCTCCTCAAGCTGAGAGGGACGGAGCGCCATGGCAACAGCGCGCCGTCCCTCATTGTTATCAGCGAAGATGTGTAGCAACCCGGCATGGATGATGTCGATCAGCATCTTGACGACCGGCCGGTCGAGCATCACCTGGCCGTGGTCGTCTGTGATCAAATTCTGCATCTCCGTGACGGAGCCAAACTGTAGCTCGATCTTCTCCAGGCTGAGCATGGAGTAGACCAGCTCGTGTTTATCATCTCCGATTGTGATCCACTGGCCAGAGCTATTATTCGTACCGGGCATGCGGTACCTCTATTCGGTTGGCGCGTCGGGTTGCGGCGGCCGGGGTCTAGACGGGTACCGGCTCCACTTCGGCCGGAACCTGCGAGGTCACGACTACCCCGGTGCACACTGTGACCGGAGCGGGGAACGCGGCGCGGATGGCGTCAATGCTGAATACCGTTCCGGCCGGGCATTCGGCCGCAACGACCTTGCGCACCTGACCGGGTGGGGTGGCCACAGCGGCGGCCCCGTCCACGCTGACCAACAGGTGCCCCTTGGCCTCTCCCGCATTCGCCAGACCCGCGCCCGCGAAGGCGGCGAATAGCAGCACGGCTACGATGATCCAAATCCGAGTCATATCTTCTCCTTAGGCGAACGGAGGCTCGGGCGTCCAGGCGGCAGGCGGGCTGTAGCTTTCAACGATCACGACGTCGAGCCACGGCGAGGTACCTGTGGGTGGGTTGACGTTCATCTCCGCCGTAACCGTCTGGTAGTCCTCCTCGGCCGCGCCGATCTCGGGGAAGCTTGACAGGCTGCACTTACTCATCACGAACGCGACCGCGCCACCGGGCGCGTCGGACGCTGCGGAGACCGCTCGCATGCCGAACGACTTCGGGAAGGCCGAGGACAGCAGCGACCAGCCCTGGCCCTCGTAGGGAACGGTGGCGCTCTCGGTTCGGTCGCTCACCGTACCGCCCAGCATCACGGCCAGGTTCATCAGCGACAGCTTGGCGTTCTCGATCGCCGCCGTCAGACCGGTGATAATGGACTGCTGGTCGATCAGTCGGTTGTCGCCGCGTAGCTGCTTGGTGTCCATGTCGCCGGTGATCGCCAGCGACTTGATACCCGGGACGTCGAACCACTCACCGTAGGTGCACAGCGCGCCCACGGCATCGGTGAGCACGCTGGCAATCTGGCAGTGCTGTACGGCGTAGACCTTGGTGATACCCTGATCGGCGACCGGGGTCGGCTGAGTCATTTCTGCCTCCTATGGCGCTGGGACTGCCAGCTGGCGATCGATCTGCACCGTTACGATGGTGCGTCGTAGGTTATCGGCCGCTTGCGACGACCGAGTCAGGATCCGCACGCCGTAACAGACGATGAGCCAGCTCGACAGCTTGGATCGGTGGAGCAGGAGGCAGACGCTATCCTCCAAGCCGATGCGCTCGGCTCGGGATCCATCGGGGTTCCTCAGTGCTTGGTAGATGTCGACTTGAGCCTGTTCGCGGACGAGCAGCTCGCCCTCGACGTCGGTATCTCCATTGGGTACTGGGAGCCAGGCCACACCCTCGGTCACTACGACCATCGGCAGCGGAGCCTTGGGCGGGGCCACGTCGCGAAATACGGTCAGCCCGAGACCAGCGGACTCGATCAGATGCTTGATCGCTCCACTGACGGTCGCGTTGGTCACGGGCGTGGTCATTCGCAGCCTTTCACCATAGTCTTGGCGTACGCCGCTTCGGCTGCAGCGAACCCGGGTCGCATGTGGGGCTGGGCACGCGAGTGGCGGGTGCCGAACTCGACATACCCGGCGTACTCCACATGATTCTCTAGAATCGCGGCCGTTGAGTCACTAGTCGTTTCCACGCGGCCATTGATTCCGTTTCGGAGGCGCCCAGTACGTACGGGCGCACGCGACTTGGCCTCTCTCTCGGCCAGGGCTGCCAAATCAGCCGCGTTACGCGGGAACTGGCCCTCCCACTGCTGAAATACACGGAGGATGGCGCGTTCCCACTCACTCTGATTCGTCCACGTGACTTGGGCTGGCATACTTGATCACTCGATCTCCACGGTCAATACGAGGCGTACCCTTGTGCGTTTTGGGGTGGTCCCAGTGCTCCACTGTGACGTCCCCCACCTCCGTCGTGGTGGTGTCGCTACCTACCGTAACGGTGACGTCGTCGCCAGCACCCTCCTCCGACTGGTCGACGGAGTGATCGTCGACCGTCTTATCGGCAGATGAGGTAGTCGTCTCGTTGTCGCTGTTCTTCTTGGTGGCCATCAGACTAGTACCCGATTCGTCTTGTAGGGTTCGAGCCAGGCGTCGGCGACGGGGTCGCCGGTGGTCCTCTCGTAGTTCATCCCACCCGGGGGTGCCGGGTCGGTCTCGTCTTGCTGAGTCGGAGCAGGGGGACGGCCGACCGGATTGCCCTCGTCATCGGCCTGAGCAGTAAACGGAGCCGGTGAGTACATCGCCGCCAGACGCGCTGCAGCCATCTGTACGCCCAGTGGAGTCTCACGAGTGCCGTAATCGCCGGCAACGAATACCTCACCAGTAACCAAGCCGCTCGCGTACCAAGTGTGTCCGTCGGACCCCAAGGATCCTGACTCGACAGACGCTGCCCAACGCGAAAGTCGACCGACACCGTTACTCACCGCTACCGGAATCGTCGTGTCCGTCGGTTCCCAGATTGACCGGGTATACAAGTCGATTACCGTCTGGGCGCTGGCTATCGCTTCCTGGATCTCCGTGTCGGTGCCCACGGCACCTGCACTCTTTGCTTGGTCGATCGTGCAGTAACTCATCGGGTCCCTCGTATCGCTTAGGCGGGATGGGGGCCTTGTCGCCGACCCCCATCCCGCAGCAGCGGCACTTGCTCACGGAACGTCGTACACCTTGATGAAGGCGGCCGGCGCGTAAACCGCGAGCTGCGCGCGGGTCTCTGCCAGCAGGACCAGGATGTTCTTGATGAAGTTGTCGACGTGGCTGTCCGACATCAAGATTCGCACGCCCGGCTTGCGCCAGAGGGTGGCGCCTTCCTTGAACGCACCGACCAGCGCGGTACCCGCCGCGATTCCAACCGTGGGCACGACCGGAAGGCCCCAAACGCGAGGCGCCGCGAGGGATGCTGGGTCCTTGGTGAAGAGGAACATGCCCGAGGTGGAGTCCTGGGTCAGCTCGACGGCTTCCCAGTCGACCGGATGCATGACCACACCGGACGGGTTGTATCCCGAGACCTGAGTCTTGGTGATCGCCTTGCGGATCGAGATCAGCATCCCGTCGGTGGTGTCCTGCTCCTGGATGCCCACCGTGTTGAGGATGCCCCGCATGTTGGGGGCGGTACCGTTACCGTTCAGCACCTGCGTGTCGATCCGCTTCTCGACGGCGAACGACAGGCGACCCTGGATGTACCCGGTCAGCTGGGCGTTGTCCTCGGCCGACTGACGCGTGAGTGGGATCCACACCGCGATGGTAGCCAACGCGGCACTCGCGACCGTGAACGTCATGGCGGCTTCGGGCTTGGCCGAACCCTCCGCGACTTCCGCCGCAGGCGGTGCGGTCGACGTCTCGATGACCCACTCGACCGAACCCGAGGTAGCGGTCTGCTGGTCGAGCAAGTCGGCCACCTTGAGCACCTGGTCTGGCGGGTGCACGATTCCCGGCAGCCGCTGCGGCTGACCGGGCAGTGTTACCGTGGTGACGAGTGCGCGGAGATCGGTGGCGTCGGGGAGGCGCAGCACCTCGGCCGCACCGGTCATGCCCCGTTCGCGGTAAGCCTCGGCTCCGGCTGCCAACTGGTCGCGCCAGTCGGCCGGGATGATCGGGTTGCTCGGGGGTGCGGGATCGTCGCGCTGCTGACCTCGGCGCTGCGGCTGACCACCCTCCGGGCGCCAGCGCTCGACGACCGTGGTGTTGGCCAGGCGACGACGGCGCTCGTTGGTAGCCTCGGTGACAGTGTTGCGGCGCTCGATCTCGCCTGCGATCTGATCGGCGCGAGCGGCGTCCTCGTCGGTCGCGTTCTCGCCTCCCAGCGCTTCGAGCACCTCGGACCGAGCCTGCTGCAACTCGGCGTCAGTGAACTGGGTGTAGTCGACGGTGGTCGGCGCGGTTCGCCAACCTGTGGCGCCAAAGGCGCGACGTCGGGCGCGCAGGGTCTGCGCGACGGTGATGGGTCGGCGGTTCACGGTCGTCCTCCTAGTTGAACGGTCCTCAATCGCAGCCGCGCTGCGGCGACGGAACGACCGGTGGCAGGGGCCGATCGAGCTGCCGTAAACTGAGATCCAGGCACAGCGGCCATGCGTGCTGTGATCTGGCTGACCTCGACGAGTTTGACTGCAACGATCCGGTTTGGCTCGTCCTCGTCGAAGATCGCTTGACGGAATCCCACGGACAGCTCGGGGGCTGACCCGGAACTTCCCTTGGTGCGGGCATCGTGCCCGTCAGTGGTGTCGTCCCACCATCCTCGGATCCATAGCCCCTCGGCCTGGTCCTCCGCCCGGAACACTCCGACTGGGACGGTGGGGTCGTGCATCCAACACAGCGCGTACGGCTCGCCGTCCAGACCACCCGCTGACCAGCAGCCAGCCTGAAACGTCGTGCCATAGGCGTCGAGCACGCCGTGCCTACAAGCCCAGCCCTCAAAGTGGGGATCGTCGCCGTCGGGGTCGGTACGAACAGTGAGGTCGCTGAACGCTACATAGCGGTAGGCGTCAGATACGATTTCCATTCGGGTCTCTACCATTCCACTGATAGACGCGACCATCGCGGGTGCGCGCCGTGGTAGAGCCCGGGATAAAGTCAGTCACTTCGGTCATCTCGCCTGTACGCAGGTACGTCCACGTACCGTAGACGCCAATCTTGAGTTCGAGCTTGGGGGGCAGAGTCCCAATATGCTCGCCGGTCTGTCCGTCCAGCGGACCCTCACGCAGCAGAATCGCATGGCCGGTTCGGTCCGCTTCAAGCGGAAGAGCGGGTATGACTAGTAGCTTAGTCACGTGGCAGATCCAATCGGGTCCAGGATTGGGAGGACGTGGCCATTCCCGTTTCGGACGGGTGGAGCCTGAGCGCGTGTGCGGTACAGTGTCAGGGTGAGCGCGCCCAGGCCCCCCGGCAACGGTTCGTGTCCAACTTCGGCACGTGCCTCGTCAATCGTCAAGATGTCGGCTTCGACCAGGGACACTGTCCGAGTAACCCGCTGGTCTTCCGACTCCTGGAGTGCTTCCACCTCCCCGGTATTGAATTCGGCGGTCTGTCGCGGGTCCGGCACCGTTTGTAGGTCGATTTCAGAAGCGACGACCTGGAGCTTGGGAACAATGGTGTCGGACCAGAGTGTGGCTCGCGCAGCCGCTCGGTTTTCGTACGTCGTGCCACCCATCAGGTAATCGCGGGGAACGCCGAAGGCCAACATCACTTCTTCGGCAGTGCGCACCCGGGTGTCGAGATACGAAACCTCCTCACTCGTTAGACCGATGCGTTCGTACTTAGCGGGAACTGGCCCACTAAGGATCAGATGCCGCCCGGCATTCTCGGGCGATTCGTGTCGCGCGGCTAGATCCGCGCGGACCTGCTTGTGCGTGCCCTCGTCCACGTCGCCGAGATATACGACTCCACCTGGGGTTCCTCCACGCTGCAAAGTCGCGGACTGGTAACGACGCGCATAATCGTCCAGTTCAAGCGCAAATCGAGCCGCTCGCAGCGGCGGCAAAGCGGCCCAGATGTCATCAGGATCCGGGTACCGCAGCCAGAGCATTTCCTCAGGTAGAAGGAAACCCGTTCGCCCGCTGGATCCGTGGACATGGTACCCAATCAGTGTCTGGGTGTCTTCCGGTCCGGTGTTGTCGATGACGGGCTCGATCGCCCAGCTCTGGTCCAAAACATGGATCGAGGCGACCGGTCCCTGTCCCGAGTCGCCCCTGTCCATGTAGATGAAGCACTGGCCCTGCGTTTCTAGTCGGAGCCAGCTGATCTCGCGTAGAACTCTGGCGGACATGTAGTCGTTGGGAGCGTGGTTCCAGAGATCAGCCACCTCATCGGGGATCACCTCCCCGTTTTCGTTCAGGATTTCGAGCGGGCAGGTAGCAGCGTTCGTGGCGATCGCGACAATACAGCGGTAAGCAACCGCGCTGTTTCGCCATCCAGTTTGGCCGTCCTGATACCACTGGTACAGGCCATCTGGACCCATTGTCACGTATATCGTGTCAGTCCCCGCGACGTGGAACGAACCACCGTAAGGGAACTCTGTCCCAGGCATGGATCGACGCGCCAGACTACGAGAAGCCTGGTCTGCCAGCAGGCTAGCCGCGCCTTTTAGCGCGCCGACCCAGCCTCCCCCGGGCTCAATCGGGGAGCTTGTGCTACGCGACATCCGCCATCCCGCGCCTCCGGAAGAATAGGTGAGAAATGGCCCATACCAGCGCATCGAGGCGGTCGGGGGACAAGCGGTCGGCTGGTGTCCACGTCGTCATTTGATCCTCCAGCGTGTGGTGGATCCCGACGTGGTGAACGAGTCCCTGTTCGTACAGGGTGCTCACCGGCTCGGCTCGCAGTCGTTTACCTCGGCTCGCGGTGACGGGTCTGAATCTCACTCCTTGCGGCAGACGCTCGGATTCTAGAGTAGTGCGGACCATCTCGCCGCCGTTGTTCGTCTCGGCGACAATGTAGCTTGCGCCCCAGGCGGCTGCCGCCTGGATCGCAGCTTGAGCCCATCCGTGCGGGGTGTAGTGACCCGACATGTCCGCGAGGACGAATCCCTCGTGGTCAAGCCTGGCTGCGACGATAATGCCAGTCTCGTCGCCGCCGTAGGTCACTGCTGGGTCAATCGCGACCACGATCTCCATCTGAGACATGAACGGCTCGACCATCTTGATGTCGGCCCGGTGCTCTTCAATGAGATCGTTAGTCCAAAGCGCGCCCTCAACATCTTCGAGGAGCTCGCCCTCCAGCTCCTGCCTTCCAAGTCGCGAGCCCTCGTACTTGCGCAGGACCGTCTCTTGGAAGACAGGAGCCAGATTGTGGAGATTATCATACGTCCGGCCACTGGTGATGACTGTGGTCGGTGAGTACCTCAGCTCCCGGATCTCCGGCCGAGGGCGTGGGGTGGTCGTGATCACGCAACGGGGGTCCGAGCCCAGCCGCAGACCAAGCCGGTAGTTGGTGAACACGTCCTCAAGATGGTTGAAAGTCGCCATCTCGTCGATCCAGGCCGCGTGATGCTGCGGGCCTCGGAGCTGGTCTGGCTCATCCGAGCTGTAGCAGAACGCAACCGCGCCATTCTTGAAGTGCACGGCACGCTTACTCGGGTAGTGAACCGGTCGCTCCCAAGCGGGGAATACCGACAGCAATCCCGACTCGCCTAGGATCATGACATCACGCACATCGGCCGCCGTACGCCCGATGAGCGCGATTCGACCCGGTGGGCCTAGCTTCGTCACCTGCTCACGAATGAACTCGGCTCCAGTACGGGTCTTGCCCCACCCTCGACCCGCCATGATCAGCCACTCCAACCATGGAAGTGTGACTTGTACCGGCGCGGCCTGACGCGGATCACGCACAGTTCTGGGGGTGTCGGGCGGGGCAAGCTGTGTATACCGCGCGTGCGGCGCGACCCACCCCTCATGGGGTCGCCCATCGCAGAACGGCATGTCGCAGCGCCACATCGTGCGCCGCTTCTCGATCTCCTGAGCCAGCCGGTCGCGCAAATGCTGCTTGCGCTCCGGCTCCCAAGCCCGCCACTCGCCGTCGCCAGGACCGTAGCCTTGGCGCCAATTGCGGGGCGGGTCAGTCATCGGCGTCGACTACCTCGCCGTCTATCACGGCGGGTTGACCGCCCATCTCGACCATCAGAGCCTCGATCTCATGGTCCAGTGCGCCGGAGTACTTGACTTCCAGCTCAGCTGGCATGTTGAGACCGAGGAGGGCAGCTCGTACCTTTGAAGCAGCCAACCAAGCCTGTTGGGCTGCGAGCTTCTCAGCGAGTGTCGTGGCGGCCGACTGAATAACCAGTTCATTAAAGCGCTGGAGACGGTCGATCCGGGTGACTTCAAGGGTCCGTGCCTGATCACGCGTCTCCTTGGGGATTCCGGCCTGGATCGCGCGCCTAATGCGCTTCCGGACGGTAGGGACGGTAACGCCCTGGATGTCAGCAATATCCTGGTAACCCATGTGTCGCAAGCGTAGTTCGAGCGCTTCGCGATCCTTGGCGATCTGGTCGAGCATTTCCAGTTCGCGGCTCGGGTACTCGGACACGAGACCCAGTCTACCAGACGGGTTGGCAGCGGCGCAAGTGCGCCCCCAAATCGTATGGCCTGCCAGGGCTGGCGCGATGGCCTAAAAAAGTCGAACCCCCAACCATTGGTTGGGGGTCCGGTGCGGGAGGCTTAGCGGACGTCGTAGTCGGGGAGCCAGGTCAGATTCATCAGCTTGGCGTAATCCAGCATGTCGCTGATCTCGTCGCCCTTCCGATGCCAGAACGAGCCGACCATTACGGCCCTGTTCCCGCGATATCCACGCAGATCATGAGCGTAGCGCATGTAGCGGAACGCCTGTCGACTGTTCGGCAGCTTGGCGACGTAGTGCGCCCAGTACTCGGCTTGGGCGTAGCTTCCCGCAAACACCAGGATTGGCGGATCCCCCGGTCGCCACTCGACCGGCTGGGGCTCGGGCGCGCTCATGGGAGGAACCCCTCAATCAGCATCACCATCGAGATCAGCAGCCCGAACACCCCAAGCCACGACCCGGCGTTCATGTGGATCGCCCCGATCAGCCAGATCAGTCCGGCGATGCCCAGCGCCGCGCCGAGCACGACCAGCACCTGTCGAAACCAGAACCACACCTGGGGTGGGATGCGCGGAATCTCGATCGCGAGGTTCTTCATGTGCTCAGTCCCTCCAGTTTCAGCACCGGTACCTGACGCGGTGTGGGGGTGGCGATGCCGATCCAGTGCATCGCAGTGTAGGCGTACTCGACGTCGTATCCGGTCTCACCAAACACGACGTCCGCGTCGTCGGGCGCAGTCTCCAGGATCTTGCGCAGCTCCGCCACCGTCACTGGCCCCACTCCTCGAATTGGACGCAGCGCAGCCCGTGGCTGCCGACTCGATCTCCGGCCGAGGCACCGCATCGACAGTGCTCGTAGTGCCCGTCCCAGCTATCGCCCCGATGGACGTGTGGCCTGCGCCGTGGAGCGCGGAATAGCTCCAGCGGATTGGTGCAGTAGGCCAGGGCCAGACCGACCGCCAGGCCGATGAGGAAACTGGCCCAGAATGTGCTCATCAGTTAGCCTCCGCCAGCACCATGAGGTGACCGGAGCAGATCCAGATCGCCCCTCGCTCGTCCCACTGCGCCTTGGTCTTGGCCACCTCGCCACAGGCGACCAGGTCGACGCGGCTGTACGGGTCGAGCACCTCGATGGCGCAGGTCGGGTAGCGCGTCACGGCGTGGCCCGCAATCTTCTCGAACAGGTACAGGTGGCTCGCGCACGCCTCGTCGGTGTAGTCCTCGCCCTCCCAGTGAATCTCGCCTGCGACCTCCTGGCCGCAGACCGACCCGGCCACGTTCACTGTGCAGATCCTCATCTTGGGGTCCCTTCCCTCTCTATACCCCAGTATATCATTCCTCGAACCAGCCCACAATGTGCTCTTCCTTACGCCACACGACGTACGGTCGCACCCTCTCGGAGGGCCTCGGTCGCTCCAGCTCGTGACGCCATTCCCAGTAATAGATGCGTTGATCGAGAGTCACTCGGGGCAGCGATTCGAGCCAGGCCTCCTCCTCGGGCGTCATGCCTGACGCCGATACATCACGATGTGGCCCGAGCTGTTCAAGTCAAACAGCGGAATCGCGTTCAGGATCGCCAGCTGTCCCCGCGCGCTGACGTCCTCTCGAATCAGGATTCCCCATCGGGTGTTGAGGCTCGTTCCAGGAGGAACCCAGAGTCGGTAGCGCTTGTGGCCGTAGATCGGCCATCCACCCGACTCCCAGCCGCCCGGATCGAATCCAGGGCGACGTCTCGGCGCGGTCATATCCACTCCGTTAGTCCGATGACGGTGAACCGGCGATCGGCCACTCGGTCCAGCCGCCACTTGATGAGGGCGTCATCGGCTTCGAGCTGCACCCCACCGATGCCGACCACGGTTACAGTCTGCGACGGCACCGGTCGGCCGTCCTCGTCAAGCGGGACAACCACGATGGTGACTGCGGCGAAGGGATGGGGACGACTCATTGCTTCTTGACCTCTCTCGGCCGGAGGCGCGATTTCTCGGCCGCCTCTTCGCTGGCCCAAATCGTGAACGTCCAGTCCATGGCGTCGTGCCCGGTGATTCGCCAGGTTTCGCCGTAGTCGCCGATCACGATAACGTCGTTGCCGTCGTCCATAACTGCGGCGACGTTGGCCTCCATGCCGACCGTCTGCTCCTGGGTCGCGGCCAACTCCTCGACCGTAGACAGTCGTTCCATCCGGACGTAGTGTCCGACCAACCCCGCGTAGTTGATTGCGTTGATGATCATCTTTTGCTCGCTCTCCCCACCATGAACCCGATGAGCCCGGATGCACCAATCGAGACCATCATGCCCAGCCAGAACACCGCCTTGATTCCGCCCTCCATCACGAAATAGACCGTACAAAAGGCCAGTGTGGCGGAGACGAACATCAGCAGACGGGCGGTGGTCACTGCCCTTCGAGCCTATCTATGTCGGCGAGTGCAGCCGCGACGTCCAACGGCTGGTATACGCTGCGGGTCTGCACCGGTAGCTCTCGGCCCGATCGCGGGAACGCGTCCCGGTAGGCCAGGGTGCCCAGCGAGCTGACCATCGACGAGTACCAGTCCTGCGCGCTGTCGGTGAATATGCCGGTCAGCAGGTCCGTCCGCAGACTGACGATCGCGCTGGCCTCGCCCAAGTGGTCGCCGTGGGCACCGTCCTCAATCGTTACAGTGATCTTGACCGAGCGTGTCGCCATTCGGGGGCTCCTCGTGGTTGCAGGGTACTTCTAGGTGGAAGTGCATCATAGCCCGAGCGAACTCATTCCAGTAGCCGGAGAGCACGCCGCACACCTCGGTTGGCTCGCCCTCGGCTTCCAGCTCGGCGTAGATGGTGTTGATTGCAGTGTGAATGGCGTGGCTTGCCATGTGCATGTAGGCGTGGACCACCGCCATACTGGTTTTTTCACGGGCGATCTCGTTCATGGTGTGCATGACCAAATCGGCCTTCATCTGGGCGTCGGGGTCTTCATCAGGCATAATGACCCCACACCTCGGTCCGGTCGCCGTCGAGCTTGATGATGTGCGTGTCTAGCGGCGGACCCGGGACGAATCGCTTGCCGGGCGCGCTGTAGGTCCGCGTGTCCTCGGGCGTCATCCGGTGCGATCGCCGCACGTGCTGGAGCCACTTGTCGATCAGCTCCGAGACCAGCATCCCCTCGACTGGGCCGATGTTGTCCTCCATGCCACAGTTGTGGCAGTAGATCACCACTTCATCGTTGGCGGTGCGGCCGAATTCGGTGTGACGGAATGGGTCCCAGTCCCAGCTCACGGTAGATCGTCTCCTAGATTGGTTAGCGCTCGGACCCAGACTTCCGGGTCGTGTACTCGACCGAGGATGATCCGGGCACCGAGTTGGATTCCGGCGCCAAGATTGGTCGACGGCGGTTCGCCTGCCATAAGGCGCTCGGCGCGGTCCCGTCCGGCTCGCAACTCGAATAGCTCGTCTGCGATGATCGCTGGGCCGACGCGCATCTCGCGGATGATGGCCGTCCGGTCAGCCAGCCGCTGCATCATGCGTTCCGCCTCCGACGCTGGTAAGGTAGCGGTACCGGTTTGCTTGCCCGATCGTGCATGACTCGCTTTAGCCACTCGGCGACGAAGTCTTCGCGGGAGAACCCACCGTCAATGCCGTACCCCTCACCGGCCCGACGCTTCCATCCCCAGCGGCGACCCGATGGCGGGTGGACGTAGTGTCCCTTAGTGCATCCGCACCCGTTGTCGCAGTGGTGATCCTGTCGCAGCTGGACCACCACCCCAACCCGGAGGTTGGTCTCGACCACGGGCGGGTCGCTCCAGTTGTGCCCGAATGAATGGCACCAGACCTGCTCGTCGGTCAGCTCTTCCAGTGTGCTGGATCTCCTAGGGCC